CGCCATTGCATGCAAGATAGCCAAAACATCCAACTACACAACCACAGCCCTGTTCCTGTTAAACAAGGAAGAAGGTGAAATCAGAGATCATGTCATTGAGCATGAAGTTGCTCTAAATTATCTCTTAGCTCATCAGGGTGGACTCTGCAGTGTTGTGAAGGGCCCAATGTGTTGCTCTGACATTGATGACTTTAGAAGGAATGTTTCTGATATGATTGATAAAGTTCATGAAGAAATGAAGAAATTCTATCATGAACCAGATCCCTTTGGTGGGCTTGGCACTTGGGGCTTCTATGGTACCATTTTTGGGCATGTGCTACAGTGGATTCCTATAATAATTATGGTAGTCGTGGTTTGTTTTGTTTGCAGCTGGGTAAGAAAGTAACACCACGTGGCCCACCCTCTGGTTGTTTGTTTCCCGGTCCGCCCGCCCTGGGTGCTTTGTTCGGTCCGGGCTTGGTTGTTTGGACCCGTTTAGATGGTGGCTGGGGTTGGGTCCTTTGTTTTTTTGCCTCCACTTGCTGTTCTACTGAACATCAGGCAATCCAGCAGAGCACAATGTGGTGCAGTCAGGGCTCCTTTCTTGTCCTTCACTGTTCCTGAGTGCTTGCAGGGGAAAACTTCAGATAGCTCATCAAGTATATTCTCATGATATTTCATAAATTCTTCCCTTTTCCACTTACAGTCTGTGGGCTTTAAATCTTTTCTACCAAAGAATTTAAGGCACTCCTCAATATCTGACCCTTGGCAGAAGATTCTTGCTGAGAGCGGTACTTTGGAAAAGAAAGCCTCAATGTTTTTGTCAGTCTGCAGGTCTGGATGGTCAGATATATCATCCAACAAAAGACCATGTGCATGTTTGGATGCCTTTTTGAAACCATCCTTGTCCTTTGGCATCCTAAAAATATGCACAAATTTGCCTGTGTCGGGATTGAACAGTGCTATTTCCACAGGATCTTGAGCTGTACCTTCTATGTCCATAAACACAGAGTCTCCTCCCTTGAAAAGGTCTTCACAAGCGTTTGCCATATAAAGAACTCTTGGATCAGGGATCTCAGAGTCTGAGCTTGCACTTTCTGGACTTCTTATGTACTCATCAATCTCATCTGCAGCAGGCTTGAAGATGTAAATTTTGGACTCTTCTTCAGTTTTCTTGTCACCCTTCACTGGTGGAAGTGCATCCAAGTCAAGATCCATCAAATCAGGGTACAATCTTGGAGCATAAGGAGGTGGTCTTCTCAAACGGAAGATGGTATTTTCCCAACCCCTGCCTGTTAGTTCTGATCTTATGGAAACCACACAAGGGCCGTTTGGCGAGACACAGATTTTATAGAAGATATCTTCAAACAGTCCCCTTTCTTCATTCACTTGTATTTTGATGTTAAGTTCTCTCTGTATGGTCAGTAAGGTTCTTATTATTTCAACCCTATTGTCATCATCAATAACCAATTTCTCGACCTTTGGGAGCTTTGACAACACATTTGCTGCCTTTACCACAGCTTTGACTGTAATGTTGTAACCAGAAGAGTTCTTTGGCACTGTATATTCAACACAATCCAGACAAGGATGTTGAGAAGTCATGGCCTTTACCACAGAAGCGTTCACAAACATACCCTGATCCAACAGTGAGATGTCATGTAGAGCATCCAGTATTTGCTTGAAAGGAGAATTTGTCCTCATCATTATTAGACAGATAGTAATGGCGGGTGATGTCCCAAACTGGTTTGCAAGATCTGCTGGGCTGATTCCCACCCATGATTTGGGAGTGGAGAATGCTGCAGGTCCTGGGTCCTTCTTTGGGGCAAACCTGTTGAACAACTTGTTGAACATTTCGTGATCACTTTTTGACATTCCAGTCTCTGACTCAAACTCACTGATGCGTGGTCTTGATCCTCCTTTGTATTCCGCCTTTTTCTTTATAACGTCTATATTTTCAATGCACTGAATTAACTCTTCATCACTCATTAATGAAGAGTCAATCTCCACAGTCCTCTGAGTTGCCACCATGCCTGAGAGGCCTGCAGCAGTTTCATTTAGATCTCTCAGATTTTTCAGATCATTTGGTCCCTTTGTCTCCTTCCTTAGTCTCCTCAGGGTGTCATTGACTTTATTGATGTCAAGACCCACCCTTAGTGCTTTCACATCTTTAAAAATCTGATTGTTGAGCTCCCTTTGATAGGGTGCCAACATCTTGTTCAACTTCTTTTTTAAGGCTAGCTGATTTACAGCAGCTTTTTGAAAGGCTGCCATGTTGCTTGCAGAGCTCTGGTCTCACTTTTGGGGATAGTCTTGCAGGTATTGTCCCTTTGGCTATCGCTGTGAACATGATATTTGTCAACAAGATTCTTTATGAACCAATTTCTTACTACAAC